CACAGGGTTACAGGCCTCAGAAACGGGGTAAAAAGACTACTCAAGGGAGTAGTAAACTAACAAAATACAGTCACAAAGGCTCTAAAAGGCGTTATACTAAGAGATACAGGGGTCAGGGGAAATAGGAGAAAATCATTGTCTAGTTTCAATATTAATGACTATATTAGAAGCGATGAATCGTTGGATTATCAAAAGATTTATAGAGATATGGAAGAAATAACGGGCTTCATGGCTCAGACAAGAAGAGAAGATCATTACCACAGAGTCGTCGGACTCTTCGAGAGTCTTAATAATGGCGAAATCTCGCACAATGCGAGCGTTAATGCTGAGATCGATGAAGTACCGTTTTAGAGGGGCCCCTCTTATTTTTCCTAATGTTGAGTGGATTATGAATAACACTAGGGATGCAAGGCTAGAGCTATATGATGGAAGTATACATGGAATACGGTGCGATTGGAATAATTGTATCATTGTTTGTAATGATGATAATGAATCTGATCAAGAGCCAGAGGGTACAAAATGATGATTTAGATGATATGAGAGTGCATATTTCTAAAATTGAAACGACAATGCAAAATGTTGAGGGGATTACAATAAAATTGATCGAAAGATGGAATAAATCAGATGATCTTAGTCAAAGACATAGGGAAGATATTGTGAAAGAACTGAACGATGTTACTGATGATCTTGCGTATCTCAAAGGTAGGATAAACGGGAGAAATACTTGATGGAGTTTAAAGATTTAATAGGTGGTATCCTTAAAAGAGAGGGCGGATATGTAGACCATCCGAGTGATCCTGGCGGGGAAACTAAGTATGGCATAGCTAAGAGGAGTCATCCTAAGGAAGATATAAAGAATCTTACGAAAGAACGGGCTACTGAGATATATGAGAAGGAGTATTGGACGCCATCAAAGGCTTCCTCTCTTCCAGGTAGTTTACAAGAGACATATTTTGACATGGTAGTTAATATGGGACAGCGAAGAGCTGTAAAGATTTTACAGAAAGCTTGTAACTCGAAAGGGTGCAAGTTAGTCGTAGATGGTCTTATAGGAAGGAATACTATAAGAGAATCAAAAAAGATTGATGATTCTAGACTAAAGGTGTTTAGGATTCTATTCTACACTGATCTGATAACAAGAAAACCTAAGCTAGCTGACTTTATTGTTGGTTGGATTAGACGAGCAATGGAAACATAATAGTGCTTATATGGAAGGAGTCAGGAATGGCGAAAGAGAAAAAAGCAGCGAAAGCTGTAAAAAAAGCTGTAAAAAAAGTTGAGAAGAAAGCCCCTGAGGTTGTGCGTGGTTCGTATAGTCAAAGAGGGAAGTAACTTTTATTTGTGAGATACGAAATCGTATCTGGAAAAGAATACCCAGTTTATTCACGTAAAGAGGCGGATGAGCTGGGTTTGTCGTATAAACACCCTTTTGATGTTTCAGAGGGAGATTACGGGATATCGTCAGATGAAGAGGTATCCGTATGCCTAAAGAGGAGTCGAATGAAGGGTGGGACTCTCAAGGTAAAGTATCCTTGGGGGCCGTCATTCGTACGTTCTGGTGAGGATGATATAAAATCAATAGGAAGAATTAACAACTATACCGAGAGTGGTAAAAATAATCGTGGTAAGTTTGTGTCGAAGAATGATAACTTTAAGAAGTTAGCACATCTTATGGCACAGCCTGGTATGACAAAGAAAGCTGCTATTAGGTTAGTATTCGGGCATTTGCCTGATAATAAACGATATTCACTAAATAAGACAATGAGAATGGAGGTCTTTAGACGCATGGTAAACGATGAATTAGATAAGATAGTCGAGCAATTTCCAATAGGTAAGATGGATACAGCTAGAGCCCTAGCAGCCGTATTAGACAGAGCTATGGACTGGGATGGGGATAAGATGGGTAAGGATGGTGATTCCAAGATAGCAGTGTCCATATTGGATAAGTTAATGGATATGAACGATATGAAGAGTAAGGGTAAGGTTATTACTACCCACCAGATAGAAGCTTCTACCGTAGAACACACTCTTGCTGATATCCAAGAGAAGAAGAAACTTTTTAAAGCAACACAAACGGAGGAGAAGCATGGGTTGGAACAGGCAACAGAAAAAAAAGAAGAAAGTGATAAAGAGGAAGCGTAATGGAAGCAATAGTCCAAAAAGGACTAAAAAACCGAAATATTGATTACGAGGCTTCGTATACTCTTGACAAAGAGAAGAAAGAATTCCAGCGTGATATGGGTTGGTTTGGGAAGTATTGTTTTCCAACTGCCTTAGCTAAGGATACTCCGTCTTTTCATAGAGATATATATAAAAATTTAAAGAATGATGAGACGAAGCGTGTACTTATTGCAGCCCCTAGGGGGACTGCCAAGAGTACCGTGTGTTCTTTGATCTTTCCTTTATATAAAATAGCATACAAGAAGCCTACAGAGGATTTGTTTATTGTTGTTGTATCCGAGTCTCAGGCTCAGTCAGTAAACTTCTTATCTAGAATAAAGTATCACCTAGAACATAGTGATAATTTCAAGCATATATTTGGAGATTTTAGTTCGGCTACAGCTAAGAGATGGACTGGTGCAGATATTATACTCAAAAATGGTACTCGTATAGTTGCTGTTGGTACTGGGCAGAGGGTTCGTGGGTTTATTGAGGGGGACACGAGGCCCAATGTAATTATTGTTGATGATTTCGAGTCTGAGTTGAATGCTTTTACGCCTGAGGGCAGAACTAAGAATAGGAAATGGATGACGGAGGCTGTTATACCTTCACTTTCTGATGATGGTAGAATAATAATGATTGGTACTGTGATTTCTGAGGATTGTTTCTTATATTGGGCGAAGGATAGTCCAACTTGGGAGACGCTCTGGTACAGTATCTGGGATGATGATGAGAATAGTATCTGGCCCGAAAGGTTCCCTAAGGATAGAATCCTTCAGATAAAGAGTGAGTTTGAGAGTGTTGGCAATATAAATGGATTCTACCAGGAATACATGAATATTGCACAGTCTCCAGATGATGCCCCATTTAAACCAGATTATATAAAACTGCATCATTATGACCATGAAAGAATAAATAGCCAATCTTGTTTAGTAAGGGAGGTGGGTGATGAAAAGAAAATTATCCCAGTCGAATTATACACTGGAGTTGATCCTGCATCTAGTCTTAGTGCCCGTGCTGACTATTTTGTTATTGCTACCATTGCTATTGATGCTGATAATAATAAGTACATTGTCGACATTTTTAGGGAAAGGCTCGATCCTGCGAGGCAACCTCAAAAGATTATTGATATTTATGAAAGATTCCATCCAAAGAGAATGAAGATAGAGACTGTTGCGTATCAGGAGGCATTGAGAAGTGCTACCAGGGCTATAATGCTCGAAAAGAATTTATACATCCCTGGATTAGAGAAAGGGGTGAAACCGAGGAACCGAAAAAGTGAGAGATTATTATCATTAGTGCCCCTGTTTGCTAAAGGTCAGTTTTTCTTTAGACCTCAAGACCTCTCTGCACAGCAAGAGTTCTTATCTTACCCCAGAGGAAAGAATGATGATGTGATGGATGCGATATGGACTGCATTAGAAGGCTCGAGACCTTGTAGGGTAAAAAGGGATGAGTTTGACCCGAAGAAGGGGGCTGAAATAAAAAGTAATAAAATACTTGACTGGCTAACCATGTAGGTTGTAATATTAAATGATGGCTTATAACTCCAAATCACAGAAATCGGGCAAAAAACTCGTTGAAGAGACGCAAAGTCTCTGGAAAACCTATTCTCAAAAGCGTGAACGATGGGCACACCATGCTCAAGAAGATCGTGAATTCAGATTAGGTAAGCAATGGACATCAGATCAGAAGCGAATTTTAGAAGAACGAGGACAAGCAGCCCTTGTTGTTAATCGTATCCATCCAGCAGTAGAGGCTGCTAAGGCTCTCATAACTGCAAATAAACCTCAATTCAGAGTATCCCCAAGAGAAGATAGTGATAACAAAGTAGCACAGGCTGTAAATGGATTATTAGAATATATATGGCAGATATCAGAGGGTAATACTGTTTTAAGAAGAGTTGTAGACGATTATTATGTTACTGGACTTGGCTGTGCGTTAGTGTATATAGACCCAATGATGGATATGGGGAAGGGTGAAGTTTGTATACATGATATTGATCCGCTAGATGTCTATATAGACCCTAATTCTAGAAGTCCTCATGGTGATGATGCAGAAAATGTAATTATATCAAGGCTTTACACTAAAGACCAGGCTAAGGCCTTATACCCAATGTATAAGAAGGCTATTGGTAATGCCTCTACAGAAAATTTTATGACAGACAGGCCATCCACTGGAAGAGAAGACGATGGTGAGACGACTTGGCCTGAGTCTCCAGAAGTACAGACAATAGCAAACTTTGGTGATAATGATGAATATATTAGAGGGTATGAAAGATACTATGCTCTAATGATTGATCATCATAGGGTCTATGAGAGTATGACTGGGGATGAGGACTTATTGGATGATAAGGAGTTTGAGGAGTATCTACGACAACCCGCCTGGATAATTCAGGGGCAGACTGTTGTAGAGCCAGAAGAAGCTCAGGCTGCTATTCAGCAATTACAGCAAATTTATCAGCAGCAATTAGAGCAAGGTAGGGCTCAGGGTAACCTAGAGTTACCAGAAGAGCCTGATGTCCAGGAGATAACATTTGCTGATCTTGTCCAATCGGGAGCTATTGAAGTGGTCACAGTCCCAACAAAAAGAATTAAGCAATGTGTGATCATGGGCGATAAACATTTATATTCTCGTATCCTCCCAATTGATAAGTATCCTATTGTGTTCTTTATGAACCAACATACCCGTACCCCCTA